CATTTAAAAAATCAGAAATATCATAATACCATTGTTTGTACAATAAATCAACAGTTTCGTTGTCCATTGCTTCTTGTGCTTTAGATTGCTGTTCAATCTTTGATTGTTTAACTTTCATTGCTTCAGTTCTATATTGATTAATTGTGTTTGAAAATACTGTTTGATTAAGTTTAATACCATTCTCATCTGGAATATCTGTAAAATTCAACAATTCAGGCATACCATATGCTACTGCAAGTTCACCAATACGGTTAATATATATTTGAGATACATCAAGTCTGGTTAAATTCATTGCTTTTGCTTCTTTTTGTACTTCTGATAAACCAAATCTTAAGAATTCATTAAATTCATTAGTAATCTCTAATGTATCAAAAGCAAAACTACTATCAAATAAGTTTATATTTGGAACATTTAAAAACTTTTGTAAACCAGCCTGAATATAAGCATCAGCTTTATTTTGAACACCAGCCACTGATGTTGCAACTATATCATCATTTATTTGTTGCACCTTTTGTTGTGTCCAATCATTTATTAGTGATTGTTGAATATCCAACGCATGTGGAAGAAATGTTTCTAAATAATAATCATTGGAAGGTCTAGCTAGCATCCATTCATTCAAAAATTCATTTAATCCCTTTTGTACTTCTTCAGGACTTTCCCATTGCATCTTATTTTGCTGATAATATTCTTGCATAGAACTATTGAAGATTGAATAATCCAACTCTGCAGTGTATTGATAATATCCTTGCATCATTGATTTTGAAGCTTTCTCATCCAGCTGTCCTCCAGAAGCAGCTGTCATCCATCCTTCTATTTGTTGCACACGCTTATTCTCTTCTTGTATTTTATTCAATAATGGTGTAATTGTAGCTGTTGTTTTTACCAAAGAAGACCATATCTCAGCCTTCTGTGCAATCTCACTGGATGTTTGCTGCACACCATAAACACCACTAGCATCTACAGGCATACTTAACGGTTGGGCGAATACCTTCATGCTAGGTGTCGTGGCTTTATAAAAACTTTCTTCTTTAGGAAGTTCTGGCGTTTCTAAACGTTCTGTTGTAGTCAATGCTGCCATATATTTATCCTCCTTTCAACAATAATGGAGACAGCAAGTCTCCAAGTTTACTCCAGTCTAATGAAGCAATATTTGCTACCAATCCTAGTGTGGCTTCTAAAGCATCTAATCCTGGCTTACGCTTTTGTGACTCATACTGTGAATATTGGGACATTGTTTCCCTTTGCATCAGTTGTTGCTGATATTGTGTCTGAGCAAGATAGTTAGCTAAATTAGACTGAATAATACCCACGTCTTGAGCTACCGCTTGCTGAAGATTACCTTGAACAGCTGATAAAGTGCCTCCACCAGCACCTAATCCCATAGCTAACTGTCTAGCTATAGTTGCTTGCTGAGTTTGATAACCTTGCATTTTCCGTTGCACAATATCTTGATTAGCACTGGCTAACATTTGTTTTCTTTGTTCAGATAACATTCCTATTTGTATCTTTAGATTATCCCATAGTTCCTGCTGCATCCTAGCCAATTCTTCATTATATCGTTTGCTTGCTCTATACGTAGCAAAAGGATTAGCCATATCAATTATACCTCCCTTCAAACTTATTAGTATTTACCATATTTGCGATTCCATACACGAAACTCAGCGCCAAATCCCATCAAATTCAAAGGATTGGCTAATAAATTAACTTCATTTTCAAAATTAGGATTACCTTCAATTACTGAAGCTGCTTCTATAATTATTTCAGCTCCTCTAGCATATTTTCTAATAGGTATTGAAGCATATATAGCATTATTAATCGTTCCAAGTACTTCGGAAATAACACCATCCTGTCCATAATAGACATATCCAGTGAATTCTTTATCAAAGATTAGGTGGACAAAGTCCAACCTTGCCCTCAAATATGGTGGAATATCTTTAGTAAAAATTGGCAATGATATTTTAGCTATAATATCTTTTAAAGTTTTTTCACCAGTATATGAAGTGTAAATTTCATCATATAAAGCATTTGCAACATCTTGCTCAAGTGGGATTTTATAAAATAGAAGAACATATTGTGCATCACTAGGACCTTGAAGACCAGTTGGCTCTGCCTTTATTGTCAAAACATCACCAACAGAATTAATATGCCACAATCCTAAATCAGTTGGAAATTTCCACCGTGTCCAACCCTCTTGAATTACCTCAAGGTTGTTTGTAAATCTATGAAATACCATTGCTGAAGTAAAGTTGTTATTAGGCTCAGAATAAGTTAAAATTACTTTGTCATTAATAGCCACAATTTGATTTACTTTTGTTGGCATAAGGTCACTAATCATCCAACTTTTATTTTCAGCTTTGTTTGTATATGTATTTGGCTGAACAAAGAACGAATACAACATGTGTCTTTCAAAAGCCTGAGACACTGTTGTTTTATTACCAAAGAAAATTTCATTCCCTAATGTTTCTGGTGTTGTATCTGAAATTTGATAGTCTGTTAAATTTTGAATAAGCATTGTAAAAGGCGAGATATAACCTTCAAAATGTAATAAAAATTGCTGTTGCGTACCAAATATATAAAATTCCTTATTTAGGAAAATTAAGTGTTTTAAAGTACCTTTTGTTACACTAAATTTTGCATCAATAAAACTTGTGTCAACCAACGTTTGACCCGAACTCAAGAAAAATTTGTCACGTGTTCCAACTTCTGATATACTTATAGCCTCATCACTAAGAATAAATAATCGGTCTTGAATAATTTTTATATCTTGTATGTGTTTATTTGCAAATGATGGTAATGAAGCAGTTGCTGTATTTTTATAATTAACTGCTCCAGTTTTAAACAAAGGTGGTCTATCTAACTTTAAATTATCTATGTCAATATAACAAGGCAAAGAAGCTTCTTGAAATTCTAAGACAGCATTAGAAAATTTAGTACTTGCTATATCATCCAATATAAGGTTTATTTCTTTCTCAGGTTGTTGAAAAGTTATTATAAATGAATAAGTATTTGGCATATTAATTGTTAAAACACCTGAAGATTTTGAAATTGTCATTGATAAGTTTTGAAATATTGAATTGTATTTATCATAAAACATATCAATCAGTTGTGTGTCTGAATATAATGAATAACCGTAATTATCTAAATATTCATCGGAAGAATACAATATTTCATTGGCTATTTTAATTGTAATATTTACTTTTGGAGCAGCATGATATAAAGTTGAATCTGTGGCACTAATATAATTAATTATAACTTCATTTTTGATTACATTGTTTGTAGCTAAATAATCTTGATTGTTAATATGATGCCACTTTTCATCTTTAAGTATAAATGTTGATAAATTTTCTACTAATAAATGTCCACTATACCATACAGACCATCCATACCATCTGCTATCTGAACCTCCAAAAAAATCTCTATCATCATAATAAAAATCTGTAACATAAAAACTACTTGTTAATTCAAAAGTTGTTTCATATAAATTGTTTCCAAGTTTAACGTTTGCCTTTTTAACACTACCTATTGAAACACTTTTCCCACCTCTGTTTATCTTTATATCTCCACCCTTTCCTGGAGTTATAGTTAATGTTGTATATACATTTGGGTCACCAACAAATTTACCTTTTAACTTACATATATCCCAGTAAGTGCCACCAATTCCTGATGTATCAAATTCATCACCATGTTTAAACTTGAATAAATATGTCGTAGAAGGTTGTATTATCCCACTTACTATCCAAGGATTATCGGGTGTTTGTTTTTCTAATATTATAAACTGTGTAACTCCTGAACCACCAGTAATTTCAATATTATCACCATTAATGCTAACTGTATATCCAGGATAGCTGGATAGTATTTGATTAATTTCATTTTTCATTGCAGTCATTAACTCTGATTTTGCATTAGTAGGTGTTAATGTATAATTGCTTCTTATTAATATATATTCATCGCCAACTTTTAAATAAATCATTGGTAAATCCCCACTCATATTTTTTCCAAAATTAATCTTATGTTTAAAAGATATAACTTCAGATTCACTGAGTCGTAATGTTGAAGTTACAGTTTGTGTTGTATTGACAATCCAAATTTTTCCAGCTTCAAAAGTTAATTTAATCTTATTAGCATCATTTAAAATTGCGTTTGTTGTAGTATCAATAAAGTAAGAATAATAATTTTTGTTTACATTTTTATTTATAGATAACTTAATTTTTATTGACTTTTTGTTAATGTCTATTAAGGCAATATACAAAATTGAGGGTTGTGCAACATTTGTATTAGCACCAAGGATAAATAAATAATCATCCTTGTTGGCACTCAATGATTTCACCAAACGAATGTTTTTTATATCACTGTCTAATCTAAATATTCCATCAGTAAATATACCTGGTCTTGTTTGAATTCCTAATGTTGGATGTAATATAACATTTTCAGCATCAGTAAGTACACCTGGCTCTAATAGTTCTGGCTCACCACTTATTAATCCTTTGTTGGGAATAATCATATCAGTCTTCAATACGCTCATCTATATCTCCTCCCCCAATATTGGAGTGTGTCATTTTCTAATATATTCGCATTTTCAATATCTACAGCATATAGTGTCTTTAGTTTCTGAAACAACAATAATTCATCCGCAGTTGGTCTTGCCCAAGCTAGTGGTGAATTGATTTGACTATTAATAGTGTTATAATAGTTGTACATTCTTGACGCCTTCATATCAATGTACAACTTAAATAACTCAGGCAGTTCATCGTATGCAACTTTATGTACAACTTGAACTACAGTTTCTTCTGGAATCTCAGCATATGTTTTATGGTCTATAATCTTGTTATCTTTATCTACATATACTTTTAATTGCGGATACAATGCAGTGGCCTTTAATAATACTAAATTTGCTGCTTTAATTTCTCTATACGGCTGTTCTTTAATATTAAAACTCCAGCCTTCTAATAATACCTCTGTCAATATATCTTTTTTTAGTTGTTCTAACGACTTACCACCACGAGTAACCCTATTGTGCATCTCTAACATCTTAGAATACAACTCTTGTTCTTCTGGTGAAGGATTCAATATTAGTTCCATTTGATTGTTCTGATACGCCCTATATAATCGCTTAGCTCTGGCTACAGCATACTGTTCAACTATTTCAGGCAATGTATCTGGTATTCTAGTTATTAAATTGCCATTAGCATCGGTTGATGTGTTATACCACCAACCAGCCTCATTTAACAATTGTTGTCTAATTGCTGTTAATACATCATCATAGGTTGTTTGCTGTAATTCGGATGTTAAGTTTTGTCTATAAAGTTCTTGTAACAATTGTGTTTCATCATTAGGCTGCTGGGCAAAGTTTGGGTCTAGTTCGGTATACAGTGCATATAATCTTCTAGACTTTAAGTTTGCATACTCGACCACAGTAGCATTAGTTTCGTTGATATTAGGAAACATAGCTAACACACTGTTTAAAATTTCATTATAAAGGTTTTCTAAAGTTATATTGAACTTTTCACGCTTAGACTTTAACAGTATTGCCTGATATGCTTGAAGTTCTTCTGGAGGCATATTTATCAGTAATTCCATATTACCAGTTTCATAAGAATAATTAATCCTATTAGCTTTCATTCGAGCATAATGAACTATTGAAGGGTCATTGGCAGGAACTTTTGTTAAAGAAGCTACTGCTTCTGCTATATCACTTTCATTTACTTTTGTTGGCTTATTTAATTCTATCAATATTCTTTTATATAAATCTTCTTCTTCTTTAGTAGCATTAATAAAAGGTGTAGGGTCTATAGAATTATATAAGCTATATAATCTTTTAGCTTTTAAGTTTGCATAATGTTTTATTAACCCATTAGTTTCAATACTATAACTTAAATATTGTGTAAGCCCTTCGGAATTTAAAGACTGTATAATGCTATCCCTAAATTGTTCCAAAGTTTCACTCTCAAGCCAGTAACTATGATTCTTTAGCCATAGCTGCTGATATGCTTGAGTTTCTTCAGGCGTTGGCGTATTTACAAGATTAGCATCACCACCAGTACGCTGGAAAGCATTAAATAACCTTCGTGCCTTTAATTTAGCATATGCTTTAACCTCTTCAGGCAATACTATAACTTCTTTTAGCTTCTTTTGCCCAAATTCATCCAGCTCAGTGTTAAAATACCAGCCTATATCATTCTTTAGCTGGTCTTCTATTTCCTGTGTTAGTGCTTCTAGGTCATCAAAATGACTAACTTTGTTTAGTTGACGTGCCTTTAAGCGTGTATAAAGGTTAATTTCATCCTGTGAAGGATTAATATAAGCTTCCCTATTGACTTCTTCGGTTACCAACATGTACATTCGCTTAGCTTTAATGTCAGCATATGACGCTGCAAGAGCATCACTGAATCTTGCTTCATCGTATGTAAGCGCTGAAGTAATCCCTTCAGCCCTTAATTCGTTAATATAAGAGTCTCTTAACTCCTCAACAGGTAGTGAACGCAGAAAATGTCGCCTATTTTGCTTAACCATTTGGGCATATATTTCCTTTTCTTCAGGCGTTGGATTTAACATTAACTCTACATTAGCTGTATTATAAGCCTGAAATAGCCTTTGAGCCTTAATTTTAGCATAACTGTCGGCAATTGGTGGCAGATTTAAGGGTATATTGGTCTGAAAGTCTTCTCCAGTCTCTGTAGTATTCCACCACCAGCCCTCCTCATTCAATAACTGGCTAGCTACGTTCTTATAAATGCGTTCAAAGTCAATCAATTCAGCACTAAGCATAACTTCAGTGCCTCTAGCTTGCTGTAAAGCCATAAGATACATCTTACTAAGGTCTTCACTAAATAAGTTTTCACCAGTATAGCCTAAAGAAAATTCATAACTTGTCCTAGCTACTATAACTTGCTGTATGTGAACTGGAATAGCAGCAAAGTTAGCATTAAAAAGGTCTTCTTCAGTAGTGTAATCATCAACATCAACTACATAAGTGTCTATTGCCTCCGTTCCATCTTCAAGATAGTGTGTATTAAAACGCCATCCCATTCCTAATACATCAAGAGTTATCATATCTAATAGCTGCTGTGCCATCTGATAAACTTCATCATTTGGGGATACAGTAATAGGATTTTCTCCAACTACCAATAGAACACGTTTTACAGCTTCTTCACGGGTCATAATATAGCCTCCTTTCAGATTATGTCTTTCCCTAAACATTCCTTACTAAAATATCAACGCTATGGTGCCTAGCATAACCTACAATCGATTTTACTCTATCAACTAAGGTAATTTGTCATGGAGGGATATTGAAAAGCTCCTAGGGGCTCCTACGCTTAGGTGGGATTGGAAGAACGATAAATAGAGGAAAGTTATAAAGAATGTTTAAGGAAAGAACCCTTCGATAGTTCTATGACTACCGAAGGGCTGAAAATTAAAACTAGCTAGGTAATACCAATGAACCACCCTCACCCATTATTGCTATCGCACATTCTGGGCGGAAGGAGTCAAATCCTGCAGCAAGGTCAGCAGTGATATAGGTGGCTTTCTCTTTGATATCATAGTCTTCTTCAACGTAAATATCTTTCAAGTTTACCATAGCAGCAGCATCACGGGTAAATGCAACGGCTAATAAGCCACCACCTTTAACTGTAACTTTGTGGTTTATCCCACCGTCACCAGACCAATCTTCCCCAATGGTTGCTGTTTTATATGCTGGTCCTGTGTCTGTGTAAAGTTCACCTAAATCGTTATCATCACCTTCACCTTCATAGAATACATTGGACTCAACAATGTTAAAACCAAACAATCGTGGCAATTCACCTTCAGCTATAGAACCAGAACCCTTGTAGTCTGCAGAAATTAGGTCAAGATAGTTAAATAACTTCTCATACATTGAAGGTGATATTGCAAGATATAACTCCTGGTCGTATACATTCATCTTTCTAAATGTTGTCCTAGCTTTTCTCACGGCTTCAAAGAACAATATAACTTCATCTTTGGAATCTATGTCTGATACCTTTACAATACTTGAAGTATCAGGCATGTTTATAACTTTGCCACTTAATGTTTTTTCAGTGCCATCAGGATTCTTTACCAGCGCTTTGTTGGTTGCTGCAGCTTTCAATACGGACGCAAATAAATTCCTATCCACTGCTTCAGCCAATTGAACTCCCAAAGCTTGAGCATGTTCATTCCTTACATCCCAATGTGCTAGCCAATCATCAAGCTTGAATATCCAGTCACTAGCTACAACTAAGCCATCAATGTTGATGATTTTGCGTGCATGGGGCACTCCTTTTTTGTCCAAAGTGTCCCCTGGTCTAAATAAGACACCTTTTGCTGCCTGACCAGAAACCTCGAACACTGCAGACTTATTACCTTCAGGAATGTCTCTAGTTCTTAATAGTGGTCTAAAGATGTTCTTTTTATAGAAATATGATAGTACTTCTAAGGTAAAAAGGTCCTTAAGGTTATCTCTATTAGTTGGTGCTTGGCCTAAAGTTTGTTTATCAGGTGATATAGGTCTAAATAACTCTGCCATACTTTATTCCCCCTTTTTAATTTTATGGTTTACTTTTGCTATATACACGGTGCCTTCAGTTAGCCTCACATTGCCTCAGCAATGCTTAGCAGTAACCTAATTACACAGTATATATAGCTTTATTAAGTCCTATTTAAGCTTTCTTATCCTTTTCTTTACCTTTATTACCAGCATATTTAGCACCTAGATAGCCTCTGTATGCTCTCTCTGCTGCTTCTTTAGAGGGGTACATACATTTGCCACTGCCTATCCTCCACTTACCATTTGGACACCTTGTCACTGGCATAAGTCTCACCAACCTTTCTTTAGGGTACTTTTGGTACACTTTGGTACATTTAGGGTATATAATGGGACATGTTTTGGTATCGCAAATTTACAAGCTACTATGCGCCCTTCGGCGCCCCCCTTTCCCCCCCTAGCACCCCAAACACACCCAACGCATCCAACACAGCAATCCATCGGGAGTCTAAAGGAGGCATAAGGTAGCATAAGGAAGCCTAAAGAAAGCATAAGCAAACTAAAAGAAGCATTAGGATAGCCAGAGGATACATAATGCACTATAAAAGGTTAAGTAAGCTTAGAAAAGGGATATCTATTTTTAAGATACGTAGTATCTTAAAAATAGTAAAGCAACTAAAACTTACACAAAAAATTAGATTATATATTCTTATTATATCTTTTGTTTTTT